TAGACCAGCAAGTATCTAATCTGCCAGAATCAAATAATTCCATAAAGTCAGCTAAAATTTGGTCTTCAATTTTAACCGCTGGTTTTTTTGGTGTGAAAGTCATTGTTTTAGTTAATAGAAATTAGTTAAAGAACAATTTTTGGGTGAAGTTAGAAAACTTCATAGAGGTATTTAAACCTCTAAGAAATCATCAGGTTGTAATTAATCACCTAAGTATGCGTCAAGTAAGTCTTTGTATTCGACAGAACCTTCTACAAGTTGTTTAGGAGTAATTGCAGATACTGTTGAGCTAGACATAAAAGCATTAATGAATGCGTCTTTGTTAGCTTTGCCTTTTACATCCCTGTAATCAACTCCAAGCATTAAATCAGCAAATACTACAAAAGCACGTTTGCCTTCAGCCTTTGTACGCTTAAGCAATCTTGCATAAGTACCTGCATGAGTCATAAACCATAAACTGGCTTGGTTTTGGATTTCGGCAGGGGTGAAAGTCTCAGTCATTGTTATTAGAAAATAGTAATGTACTTTTATAGTGTTGCAATTAGTTGGTCATATGTCAAGTAAAAAATTGAACGCATCGGGAAATTGTTATAAAAAACATTGCAAAAACTAATATAATTTTATATATTACAAATAATTATTTATTGGTTAATGCCTTCTATTACTCAAGTAACAAGGAAGTATCTGGAGGTAAACGAACTAGGAAGAAGAATTAACTCTTCTCATCCTAATTGCTCAGTCTCTCAAGAGATTGTGGATTCAATCCGTTTACTTAGAGAAACTTTAGGCTTGAGTTATTCAGCATTATCAATAATCTTTTCTTTACCGAGGGAAACTTGTGGGAAGTACTGCCGTTACGAGATTAGATCGCAAACAGGCGATAGATGGAAAACCGTTTACGAAACCAAGACTTTCAAAAGGGAAACTTAATCAGGTAATCGTTGAAGAGGTGCTTCTTTGGGTGGCTTCTGGTGGAACTTTGAGGTCTTATTGTAGACAAGAAGGAAAGCCAGCATATACGACTATTTATAACTGGATGAACAGAAAGGATAATGAGGAATCTAAAGACTTCTTAGAGCGATTTGGCAAGGCTCGTGAGATGGGTGCTGACTTCATAGCTGATGAGATCTTAGAGATGGTTGATGAACCTCCCAGATTGATAGGTGAAGATGACCCTAGAATTGATCCAGCATGGGTTAATCTCACTCGTCTTAGATGCGATCTCAGATTAAGACTGCTTGCTAAATGGTATCCCCAGAAGTGGAGCGATAAAACGAACCTAGAACATTCTGGAGGAATATCTCTAACCGTTAGCACTGGAGTTCCTCAACAATAGGAACGCAGTCAAAGATAATGTGTATACGCTCTGTATCTCCCACGTTGTGGGCGGTATGGAGTTGTTTATTATTCATGTACCAAACATCTCCCACCTCGAACCTTTGAAGCTCACTCCCTGATGTTTGGAAGCAGTGTTGATTAGACCTAAGAACAAGATGGAATCTTTGGTAGTGATCGGCATATGTGCCTTGGTCTATGTGTTTGGTTACATGGCCGCAGGGCTTGAGGTTAACAATCAATACCCTTCCCATATCCTCAACTCCTAGCTGCTCCAGTATTGGTCGCATCAATGGAACTAGGGCAGGTTTCAAGTACTCCATGCATGGATAGTCATAAGATCCAGTATCCCAAAGAACGTAATATTGAGACATTTTAAGAGGACCTCGAACATAGATAGTCTCAGTGTCCTTATGAGGTGAATTAGTGAACTTCTGTCTTGCTTCGATCTCTTTCCATAACTCAGGCTTTGCGTCCAACAATTGGAGCAATGGTTTAACATCTAACCCTTCGGCTATACGTCTAAAGTTAGAGGACTTTGTAGGGGTCATAGTCGGTCTTCTGTGTGGCTTCTTTACGTCTTTTGATGTATATGTCTTCTGGTTGTTTCTTAGCTACTGGAAGAGCAAATGTAAGGGCTAGTGCATCAGCTAGGTCAGGTGACCCTGCACCCTGCAATCTCTTCTTAATCTGATCCTTAGATTCAAGTACTCGTCTACCCACATTGTCATACCAATAAATGGGTGTAGCTAACTCTTGTTTAAGAGCTATGTCGTTAGGTATTGCACCACCTTCTTCAACCCATTGTTTCATTAACCACCACATCTCACTTCTACGGTTGATGTACTGGTCAGGCTTCATGGCTTTACCACCAAAAGGAATCTCTATAACGTCATACTTAAGTTGCCGTAACCTATCAATAACTCCACTCCCTGCCCCTGCGTCACAAAAGACAGCATCAGGGTTATGCTCTTCAATTAGGTTAGCCACTCTTGTAGCTAGTTCCATATTGTCAATACCTCGATAAACCACAGGTTTAAAGGCTTGTCTCCCTTGTCTTCTAAACACTACAGAACGATCATCCCCAAAACGAGCAGGGTCGATACCAAGAATTACAGGTGATAGCTTTACATGGTCAGCTTGGTATACACGTTTAGCAGCATCTTCGGTATCTGCTAGGGCTATTAACTGGTCATCACCTTGTGCAGAAAAGTCGCATAGGTACTCACGAGCAAAGGAAGTCTCACTCATATCACGTTTAAGACGAGTCACCTCATTAGGATGTAGAGAATCTGTGTCATAAACGGTATATCTAGCAGCCGTCCAACCATCTTCTTCTATGGCCTTGTAGTACAACTCAGAAAACAAGTTAATACCACTAGGTGTACCGATAAAGATAGACCACCCCAAACGGTCAGAGAGTGCAGGTTGTACTATGTCTGTCCATAATTCATTTTTTAACTGTGCAACCTCATCCATAACTATTCCATCTAGACGTAGACCACGCATAGCATCAGGATTATCACCACCAAACAGCCTAATTATCGCACCGTTATGTTTAAATTTTATAGATAATTCACCTTCATTTATTTCTATAGCTGATCTTTGTCTTAACGGTTCTATTTTTTGCTTTAATCTAGCCCATGCAATAGCTTTTGCTTGGCGAAGAAAGGGAGCAACATAGACAAACATAGACAATTCCTTGTCTGTTTTCATAGCTTTGTCTATTAGTTCCATAATTGCGAGTTCAGTTTTACCAGAACGTCTATGCAGAGCGTAAACACTAAACCTTTTCTTGTTTATATGACACTGTCTTTGCCATTCACGAGCGGTATAGTCAAGACTTACTTGCATTAATTAGAATTACTTTCAATAATAGTTATATATATTATATCTTTTATGACTAGTGTGACCGTAACTGCTGATAGTACCGCTACTGTAAACGAAAGTAGAGTACCTAAAACAGAAATTAGACTCTGCACGTTAGATGAATTTAAGGTATTAGCAGAACCATTGTTTGAAGAGCATTACGAAGAGATTGCTCGCAACAAACAAGTAATGAAGCTAAAACCAAATTGGCCGATGTATGAAGCAGTTGACCAAGGAGGATTCTTATTTATTTATCTAGCAATGCAAGACGATGTCTGTATCGGTTATTCTATGAATATCATCATGCATCATTTTCATTATGCTGATCTAAGAGTTACCCAGAATGACGTTTTGTTTGTCAAAAAAGAATTCAGAGGTGGACGATTAGGACTGCGTTTGTTGAGGGTTACAGAAGATCATGCCAGATCTGAAGGCTGTAAACTGATGTTATGGCACGCTAAAGAAAACACCGCTTTAGCTAAGCTGCTACCAAAACTAAAATATGGTGTACAAGAAATTATGTATTCAAGGGAGATCTAAACAATGGTAGTATCAGCAGTTGTCATCGGTGCAGCAAGCGTTGGATATCAAATATATTCTGGCGAAAAACAAAGGCAACAACAAAAGAAACAATTAAGGTTGCAAGAACAAGCGAATAGAGATGCTAAACAAAGAGCGAAAGAAGCATCTGACCGTGCTGATATTGAGATGAACAAAGCCAATAGAAAGAGGGCTGATGTTAGTGCATTAACTAGAAAAGAAGAACAAGCAGCAATGTCAGGACCTGCTGGAACATTACTTACTGGTGTACAAGGTGTAGATAGTAGTCAATTAAATCTTGGTGGTAACACTTTATTGGGTGGTTAATCAATGAAAACAAAACGTGCAGACTTGTTAACAAGGTGGGGTCACCTTAGATCAGAAAGAGCTACATGGTGGTCACATTGGCAAGAAGTAACAACATATTTGTTACCTAGAAATGGACGTTATTTTGAGCAAGATAGGAATAAAGGACATAGAAGACATAACTCGATATACGACAACACTGGTACAAGAGCGTTAAGAACACTAGGTGCAGGTATGATGGCAGGTGCAACATCCCCTGCAAGACCTTGGTTTAGGCTAGGAACGGCTGATCCTGATCTTAATAGATACCAACCTGTCAAATTATGGCTTAATGACGTTACAGAACGTATGCAATTAGTGTTTCAAAAGTCTAATACATACCGCACATTACATGGAATATACGAAGAATTAGGAGCATTTGGTACAGCAGGTTCTATTGTTTTACCTGATCCTAAAACAGCCATACATCATTACCCTGTAACTGTTGGCGAATATGCAATAGCTACTGATTATCAAGGTAGAGTTAATACTTTGTATAGAGAATTTCAAAAAACTGTAGGGGAAACAGTAAGAGAATTTGGGTATAAGCAATGTTCAACGTCCGTTAAAAATCTGTATGACAGAGGTTCATTAGATCAATGGATAACTATTATTCATGCAATAGAACCAAGAGATGATAGAGAGCGTGACTTTAAAAAGAAGGACAATATGAACATGGCATACAAATCTTGTTATTTTGAACAAGGTGGTGATGGCGAAGATGTGCTTAGAGAAAGTGGATATAAAGAATTCCCTGCTGTTGTACCTAGATGGGGCATAGCAGGTGGCGATATTTATGGTAATTCACCCGGAATGGAAGCATTAGGTGACATAAAACAGCTACAACATGAACAATTACGCAAGGCACAAGGCATTGATTACCAAACAAAGCCACCATTACAAGTGCCTAGCTACATGAAAAACAGAGATGTAGATAGTTTGCCGGGTGGAGTTACGTTTATTGATGGTCAGCAAGGCAAAATTGAGACAGCATTTAACGTGAATCTTAATTTAAATCATTTATTGGCAGACATACAAGACGTAAGACAGCGTATTAATAGTAGTTTTTATGCTGATTTGTTTTTAATGTTGGCAAATGCTACCGATACAAGGATGACTGCAACAGAAGTAGCAGAACGTCACGAAGAAAAACTGCTAATGTTAGGTCCAGTATTGGAAAGATTACATAATGAATTGCTAGATCCATTGATTGATAACACATTTAATAGGATGATCGAAGCAAATTTAGTGCCACCTGCACCAGAAGAGTTGCAAGGCATGGAATTAAACGTAGAATTTGTATCTATGTTGGCACAAGCACAACGTGCTATCGGTACAAATAGCATTGATAGATATGTAAATAACATAGGTATGGTTGCACAAATGAAACCTGATGTATTAGATAAGTTTGATTCTGATGCGTGGGCCGATGGATATGCCGATATGCTAGGCGTAGATCCTAAATTAGTAGTTGCTGGCGAAAAAGTAGCTAAGATACGACAAGCAAGAGCAGAACAACAACAGGCAATGGCACAACAAGAAGCACAACAACAAGCAGTAGAGAATGCAACTAAATTAAATAACAGTAAAACTGGTGAACCATCTATGCTGGACATGATGAACCAGTTTAGTGGTTACAACTCACCATCACCATTGGAGGTATAAATGGGAAAAAGAAACATTACAACACCAGACAATATTAAATTTGGTGATTTGTCAGCAGAAGCACGAATGAAAATTTTAAAAATAAGAGAAAAAAAACTAAAAGAAGACGAAGAAAAAAAATTAAGAAAACTATATAATAAATCAAAAATGGAGAGTAAGTAATGGCTGAGAAAAAAAAAGATGGCACTATCAAAAGAATACAAATGAAAGATATCCAATTGTTAAAAACAGCAATAGCGACAGGAGATGCTACAGAAAAAGAAAAAGAAAAATTAGAAATGTATAAAAAACTTTATCCTTCAATGTTTTAATTATGAAAAACCAAGGATTATGGGCAAACATACACGCAAAACGTAAAAGAATTAAAGATGGTTCTGGAGAACGTATGCGTAAAAAAGGTAGTAAAGGTGCTCCAACAAACGAAGCATTAAAAAATAGCCAAAGTAAAAAGGCATAAGGTGTGACCGTAACCCAGTTATGACTAGATATATTGATGTATGAGTGAATACAATCCTCTCGACCTCAAGAGTCAAGAAAAAACCAAAGACAATAAAAAGTCTGAGGAAAGAATTGACCGCCAAAATGAAGAGTCGGACATCAAATGGCTGATGAGCAGCAAGAGGGGTCGCAGATTAATCTGGAGACTTCTGGAAAAAGCAGGTGTTTACCGATCATCGTTTAACACTAACGCAATGGCAATGTCATTTAGCGAAGGTAACAGAAACTATGGTTTGCAAATACTAAACTTAATTCACACTCTCTGCCCAGAGTTATACCCGACAATGATTAAGGAGCAAAAAAATGTCAGAAACGCTGATGACGGAAGCCGATCAAACCAATGAAGGCAGCACACAGCAACCAGTAGAAGAAGCAGAAGCAAAAACCGAGCAATCGGCTGAAGCAACTAATACTGAAGAAACACAGCAACAAGCTGAAACCGTAGCAGATCAGCAAGATTCGGATGAATCCTCTGCTGAAAGTGAAACTAGCGAACAGGAACCCGAAAAAGAAGGTGCTCCTGAGAAATACGAGTTCAACGATAAGGTGGCTGACGCACCAGAAGTACTCGACCCCGAAGTCTTAACTGCATTCGGTGAAGTCGCTAAAGAACTTGACCTGCCACAAGACGCTGCACAAAAGGTATTAGACAAAGTTGCACCTGTAATACAGGCGAGACAAGCAGCACAGGTTGAACAAGCAAGGACAGAATGGGCAGAAAGTTCAAAGTCAGATGATGAATTTGGTGGAGAAAACTTAAATGCCAATCTTGAAGTTGCTAAAACAGCCCTTGATGCGTTTGGTACTGATCCTTTAAAACAGTTGCTGTCAGAATCAGGCTTGGGAAATCATCCCGAAGTAATTCGGTTTATGTACCGAGCGGGTAAGGCAATTAGTGAAGACAGTTATGTTGGTAATTCACAAGGAGCAAATGCACAAGGCAGTAAAGTTCCTAAAGATTTTAACGGCATAGCTAACGCACTATATTCAAATCAGCAAAACAAGTAAGGAGTTATTAAATGGCTACACTTTCAACCTCAAATTTAACACTAGCGGATTGGGCAAAAAGATCTGACCCAGACGGTAGAGTTCCAATCGTTGCAGAATTATTATCACAAAGCAACGAAATACTAGATGATTGCGTGTTTAAGGAAGGTAATTTACCTACTGGAGAACGTGTAGTTATTAGAACAGGTCTACCCGGTGTTTACTGGAGAGCACTTAACCAAGGTATTCCATCAACTAAGTCAACAACAGCACAGATTGACGAAGCTTGTGGAATTCTAGAAGCTCGTTCTGAAGTGGACAAAGACTTGGCAATGTTAAATGGTAACACTGCACAGTTCCGTTTATCTGAAGACACTGCGTTCTTGGAAGCAATGAACCAGACTCAAGCAGAAACAATGTTCTACGGTAATCCCGGAACAGATCCTAAGAAGTTTTTAGGATTAGCACCAAGATATGGTGACTTATCTGCTGACAACGCTGTAAACATTCTTGATGCAGGTGGATCAGGTTCTGATAACGCTTCTGTATATCTAGTTGTTTGGGGTGACAATACTGTTTATTGTCCTTTTCCTAAAGGATCAAAAGCAGGTTTAACTCACGAAGATCTAGGTGAGCAGACTGTTTACAACAGTGACGGTACAAGACTACAAGCTTTTGCTACTCGTTATCAGTGGAAAAACGGTTTGGTTGTTAAAGATTGGAGATACGTTGTTCGTATTTGCAACATTGACATTTCTGACCTTCTTGGTAGTGCTAATACACAAACAGCAGCAGCTTCAACTAACTTAGTTAAATTGATGGCTAGAGCGTTGTACAGAATACCAAACATGGCAATGGGAAGAGCAGCGTTCTATATGAATAGAACTGTTCACTCAGGCATGGCTATCGCAGCACTTGATAAATCACAAAACGTATTAAACATACAAGAAGGTTTATCACAGTTTGGATCAGCACAAAACTACTTATCATTCCTTGGAGTACCTCTAAGAAGAGTAGATGCGTTGATTAACAGCGAAGCTCGTGTAGTTTAATTTGTTTATTATTAAAGGAGATCTAAAATGATTACAGATAGTCTGCTCAGAGTGAGCGAAGATCAAGCGGTAACAACAACTGCTGTATCTACAAACACTGTTGATTTAAGTGTTGCAAGAGACATGGGTGAAGGTACAACTTTGTACATGAATTTTGCACTTACTGAAGCATTTGCTAACGGTACTAGCGTAACTTTTGAAGTTATTACTAGTGCTAGTGCAAACTTAGGTACACCAACTGTTATCGGTAGCAGTACAACATTAGCTACAGCAGCACTTACATTAGGTAAAAACATTGTTGTTACTTTAAATCCAGACATTGCTGGCAAAGGTCAGAGATATCTAGGTGCTAGATACACTGTTGTTGGTACTATGAATGCAGGTAAAGTTACTGCTGATATAGTAGAGACAATTGGTGATGGTCAAAAGTACTATGCTTCTGGCTTTACCGTAGTTTAATAAGGAAAATTTATGCCTATTTACAAAGCTAAAGTCAAGTGTTTTGTCGGTCAATCTATGCGAGAAGCTGACGAAGAGTTTGAATACAACGGAGAGTTCAATAGTAATATTGAATTAGTTGGTGGAACTGAACCTGATCTACCTGTGGCGTCAAACACAACCGTACCGTCAGAAAATGTTCAGCCAACTACTCAATCCATTGATTATGTATCAATGACTAAAGCAGAACTTGAAGTTTATGGTCGTTCTATTGGTGTAGAGCTTGATAGAAGACAAACTAAAGAAACTCTTATTAGTCAACTTGAAGCAGCAAATAAATAGGCATTTACAACCTTATTTATTTACCGGGGGGCTAGTAGTAATACTGCTAACCTCCTCTTTTTATAGGAGATAACATGGCAACTGAAGTAGATATTTGCAACCTTGCCCTAGCACATTTGGGTGATGATGCAACAATAGCTTCGCTAAATCCACCAGAAGGATCTGCACAGGCGGAAAAAGCTGCACGTTTTTATCCGATTGCAAGAAATAGTTTGTTAGAAATGCATACATGGAATTTTGCATCAAAGCGTGGAAATATTGCATTAACAACTAATACCCTTGATCAGTGGGATTATGCATATGTAGCCCCTGCGGACATGATGAGTCCTGTTGCAATCATATCTCCTACAGCACAAAACGATTACGCTACAAGAATGTCAGCCGGTGATACTCCCGGAGGTATAACATCTAACTATGCACCTACTATTGTGGCAGGGCAATATACACCACAACAATTTTCATTAGAAGGCGATTTAATATATACCAATCAAGAAAACGCAATGTTAAGATATCAAGCATTTGTAACCGATCCATCATTATTTTCACCTTTATTTGTAGTTACATTGTCATGGCATTTAGCATCTATGTTGGCTGGTCCTGTAATTAAAGGAGATCAAGGTGCGGCAGAAGCAAAACGTAGTTCACAAATGATGGTTAATTATTTAAATAGTGCAAAACAATCAGATAATTTACATAGAGATATAACAGTTGAGCATATAGTTCCTTGGACATCTGGGAGGTAATTTATGCCAGTAACTCGTAATTTTAAACAAGCATTTTCTGGAGGAGAAATATCACCAGAAATGTTTGGACGTATTGCTGATAATAAATTCCAACAAGGTGCAGCAACAATGCGTAATTTTATTGCTAAACCCCAAGGACCTGCTCAAAACAGACCCGGCTTTGCATTTGTTAGAGAAGTAAAAAACAGTGCAAAATCTACAAGATTATTGTCTTTTACATTTAATACAACTCAAACTATGATACTTGAGTTTGGTGATCAGTATTTTAGGTTTCATACACAAGGACAAACTTTATTTTATAACGATGGTGCAGCATGGAATGGTGGTACTAACTATGTAGTTGGTTCAATAGCTAAACAAGGCGGTGTAAATTATTATTCAAAAACTGCACATTCTAATAGTCAGCCACCAAACGCAACTAATTGGTATGCTATGCCAACAAGTCCTAACGTATATGAAATACCTCATCCATATTTAGAAGCAGAATTGTTTGATGTTAACTATGTGCAATCTGCTGACGTTATAACATTAGTGCATCCTAATCATGCACCTAGAGAATTAAGAAGACTTAGTGCAACACAATGGGAATTGCGTGTAATTGATTTTAACAGTCCATTAACTGCTCCTACAAACGTAGCAGTATCTATGTATATACCATCATCTACTTCTACAAACACAGATACTTATGTTTCACACGAATATGTTGTTACGGCTGTTAAGTCTAATTTAGTAGATGAAAGTAACCAATCAACTGCGGCATCTGTAAATAATAATATTTTTGTTTCTGGAGCGAAAAATACTATTACATGGAACGCAGTTTCTGGTGCTAGTAGATATAGAGTTTACAAACAACAAGGTGGTATATATGGATTTCTTGGTGAAACTACTTTAACAACACTTGTAGATGATAATATTGCTCCTGATTTTTCTAGAACACCACCAATCCATGAAAATGATTTTGTAGGCTCTGGTAATTATCCCGGTGCTGTATCCTATTTTGAACAACGCAGAGTGTTTGCAGGTACAAATAATGCACCACAAAATATATGGATGACGAAATCAGGTACTGAAAGTAATATGTCTTTTGGATTGCCAATACGAGATGATGATCGCATCGAGTTTAGAGTAGCTGCACGTGAAGCTAATACTATTAGACATATTGTTCCATTAACAAACTTACTTATGCTTACTGGATCAGCAGAATGGAGAGTAACTTCTGTTAATAGTGATGCAATAACACCTACATCTATATCAGTAAAACCACAATCATACGTTGGATCAAACAATGCACAACCAGTAATAGTTAATAATAGTTTGGTATATGCTGCTGCTCGTGGCGGTCATATAAGAGAACTAGGTTATAACTGGCAAGCAAATGGTTTTATTACAGGTGATTTATCTCTTCGTGCTCCGCATTTATTTGATAATTTCACAATTGTAGATATGGCTTTATCAAAATCACCTATACCTATTGTATGGCAAGTAAGTAGTAGTGGAAAATTATTAGGTCTTACATATGTTCCAGAACAACAAATAGGAGCA